GATTGTCCTAGATGAGTATGCAGATATGCGCCCTCGTATTTGGGGCGAGATTATTCGGCCTTTGTTGGCAGACAGACTCGGTTGGGCAGTTTTCATTGGTACACCCAAGGGTCATAATGCCTTCTGGGACATTTATTCCGCAGCCACCAACTCCCATGATTGGTATGCCAAAACCTTAAGGGCTAGCAATACAGGGTTAATACCACAATCTGAGTTAGACGATGCTGCTAAGTCTATGACTCAAGACCAATATCTCCAGGAGTTTGAGTGCGATTTTGAATCCGCAATCCTAGGGGCATATTACGGCAAGGAGATGCGCCAGCTTACCGACCAAGGCAGAATCATTGATATTGCTTATGACCCTATGTTTCCTGTACACACAGCATGGGACTTAGGCTATAGCGATGACACAGCTATATGGTGGTTTCAAGTAGTGCATGGCGAGATTCGTATGCTTGACTATCATTCAAGTAATGGTCAACCGGTAGCTTTCTACGCTGGAATTATTCAGTCAAGAGAAGCAGAAAAAGGCTATGTGTATGGTACACATTATTTACCCCATGATGCTCGTGCAAAGACTTTAGCGTCAAATAGAAGCATAATTGAGCAACTTTCAGACAAAATTGCGTTAAAATCAATGAAAATTGTACCAATGTTGTCATTGCAAGATGGAATACAAGCTACACGACTAGCATTAACTAGGGCTTGGTTTGACCATAAATGCGAGGATGGCATTGAATGTTTAAGGCAGTATCAGCGTGAGTACGATGAAGACAAGAAAGTGTTTAGGGATAAACCTAGGCATGACTGGACTTCTCATGGTGCTGACGCTTTTAGGATGTTAAGTATTGCCTGGAAAGAAGAAGCTAAGTTACCCTCGAAAGATGACTCGATTAGAGGTGTATTTGTAGGCAAAACAGATGTAACTTTAAAAGAATTGTGGTCACAGCAACAAACTGTTACCAACAGGAGAATTTAATGCAAAAAGAAGATAGCAAACACTCATACGAGTCTTGGTACAAAACGATAATGGGATACGAAAGGTCTTATAAGCGTTGGGAAGCTAGAGTAGACCGCATAGTAAAGAAGTATAAGGATGACAGTCGCTATGACCGCAATCCTAATGCTAGGTTTAATATCCTCTGGTCAAATGTCCAAACAATTCAACCTGCTATCTTTGCTAGACTCCCTAGACCTGATGTAAGCCGTAGATTCCGTGATAACGACTCTATTGGCCGTGTCGCTTCTATGATGCTTGAGCGTGCCCTAGAGTTTGAAATTGAACATTATGGTGACTACAAATCAGCCATGAATAATGCTGTCCTTGACCGATTATTAGGTGGTCGTGGTGTAGCTTGGGTGCGTTATGAGCCGCATATTGTAGGCGAAGAAGATGGCGAGCCTGATGACGGTTTAGAAGTAACTGAAGATTCTGACGAAGCTGAAACGCTTGACGCTACAGAAACAGAAAGCCAAGAGCGCATTGAGTACGAATGTTGCCCAGTAGATTATGTGCATTGGCGTGATTTTGGTCATACTATTGCTAGGACTTGGGAAGAAGTCACCGCAGTATGGCGCAGAGTCTATATGTCTCGCCCTGCTTTGGTTGAAAGATTTGGCGAAGAAATGGGTCATAAAATCCCATTGGATACCAAGCCAGACGATTTAAAGCAATCTTATAAATCAGATGACGGAGTGTATGAAGCCGTTATCTATGAAGTCTGGGATAAAGAAACAGGTAAAGTCTTATGGATTTCTAAGTCGCTAGGCAAGATTGTTGACGAAAGAGATGACCCACTAGGATTAGAGAACTTCTGGCCTTGTCCAAAACCTTTATATGCAACTCTGACTACAGATAGCCTAGAGCCAATCCCTGACTTTACTATTTATCAAGACCAAGCTAGAGAGTTAGACACGCTATGTGACCGCATAGATGGCTTGATTAACGCCCTTAAAGTGCGTGGTGTATATGACGCTTCAGCAAGCGAGTTACAACGCTTATTTTCTGAAGGCGAAAATAACACGATGATTCCAGTAAGTAACTGGATGTCATTTGCTGAAAAGCAAGGTATGAAAGGCGCTATAGACTTAGTAGATTTAGCCCCATTCTCGACTGCTTTAATGGCTTGTTATCAAGCAATGGAACAAGTTAAGAATCAAATCTACGAGTTAATGGGTATTTCTGACATTCAAAGAGGTCAATCAGACCCTAATGACACGCTTGGCGCACAGATTATCAAGTCAAATAACGCTGCTGGTCGTCTAAAGACTCAGCAACACGCAGTAGTAGACTTTGCTACTAGCCTATTGTCTATTAAAGCGCAGATTATCTGCAATCACTTTACTGATGACACGCTAGTTAAGATTTCTGGCGCTATGCAGTTATCTGATGAAGATAAACAACTGATTCCGCAAGCTATTGAACTGTTAAGAAACGAAGCTAGTAAAAATTTCCGCATAGAAGTTACTTCTGATTCGATGATTTACCAAGACGAACAGCAAGAAAAAGCCGATAGAATGGCTTTCTTGCAAGCAGTCGGTGGATTTATGGCCCAAGCAGTACCAATGGTACAAAACGCACCTGAATTAGCACCTATGGCGCTTGAAATGCTGAAATTTGGTGTTACTGCGTTTAAAGCAGGCAAGCAATTAGAGGGCATTATTGACGAAACTGCTGATAAATTGCGTGTAACTGCACAAAAATCACAAGGCCAACCTAAACCTCCTCCTCCTGAGATTCAGAAGGCGCAAATGGACAACCAATCGAAGATGCAACAGATTCAGATGCAAGCCCAGGTTGAACAAGCTAAGTTACAAGGTCAAATGCAGCTTGAAAAAGCTAAACAAGAGTACCAAGCCCAAGAGAATCAGCTTAAATTCCAGTTAGAACAGCAACGAAATCAAGCAGATAGGGATATGGAACTCAAAGTAGCCCAAATGAAGATGATGACTGAGAGAAACACTCAGGTCTTGTTAGCTCACATCAACAATGGCGCAAAAATTGAAGTTGCTAGAATTGGCGCACAAGATGACGATGGCGCACAGGCTTATTTGACTGAAGAAGAATATGTCAAAGCGCAAGAACATCCTATGCAACCTATTGCTAACGCTATTGGTCAAGGAAATAACCAAATGGCACAAGCTATTGCTGCTTTAGTAGATACAATCAACCAACAGCACAACAGACCTAAAACTGTATTGCGTGACGAAAACGGCAAAATTGTAGGAGTACATTAATGACTATTACAGTCACCCATAGTAAGGTTTCGGCAATACCTGACGGAACAGACACATCTGTTGTACGCCCTAGTGATTGGAACGCTACTCATACTTTAGTCGGCGTTGGTACTGCCGCTTCTTTAGATGCTGGTGTTGCTAATGGAGTAGCTACACTTGACTCTGGTGGGCAAGTACCACTTTCTCAACTTCCACCACTAGGTGATTTAAACTATCAAGGTGCTTGGAACGCAAACACAAATAGCCCAACACTTATATCCTCAGTTGGAACTAAGGGTTATTACTATGTTGTAAGCGTTGCAGGCACAACTAATTTAAACGGTATTACTGACTGGCAAATCGGTGACTGGGCTGTATTTAACGGCTCTGCATGGCAAAAGATTGACAATACTGACGCTGTAACAAGCGTAAATGGCTATACAGGTACAGTCGTATTAACTGCCGCAGATGTAAGCGCAGTACCCTATACAGGTGCAACAGGCGCAGTCGATTTAAACGCTAAGACATTGGTTAATGTTTCTAATCTTGGAGTTAATACAAATACTGTACCGACTATCAGGGCTAGGGTAGTTGGTGATAACAATTCAACTTCTCGCATTGCTATGCGTGGATATTCTAGTGACGCTAATAGTTCATCTATTCGTGTAAGTAAATTTAGGGGTACTGTTGCCGCACCACAAGCACCTATTAGCGGTGATAGTCTAGGTAAGTTTGAATTAGCAGGTTATGGCACGACTTCAGCAGATGCCTACCCACAAGTATCATTAGAAGGCGTAACAACAGAGGTATGGGGTGCTACTGCTAGGGGTGCAAAGGCCGTAGTTAAAGTTACTCCAAATACAACGATTACTCAGGTCACAGCTTTAACGATTAATCAAGATTCAACGGCTGTTTTTGCGAATACAGTAACGGCTAACGGAACACTTTTAACTGGAAACACAGGCACAGTCACTAGCGTAGCGGCAACCGCCGGTACAGGAATAATCGTATCAGGAAGCCCTATTACGACTAGCGGTACTTTAACGATTACCAATACTGCACCTGACCAAACAGTAGCTTTTACTAACGGCACAGGCATTAGCGTTACTGGTACTTACCCTAACTTTACTGTTACCAATACTGCCCCTTCTAGCGGTGGTACTGTTACTAGCGTAAGTGGGACTACTGGTCGTATAACCAGTACAGGCGGTACAACTCCTATTATTGACCTTGCTTCAGGTGTGGCAACGGCTGGCACAACTGGTTCTGCTACCCTTATTCCTGTAGTCACAATAGACACTTATGGGCGAGTTACAAGTATTACTACTGCTGCAAACCCACAGGGAACAGTCACCTCAGTAACTGGTACTGCCCCTGTAGTAAGTAGCGGTGGTGCAACTCCAGCTATTTCTATGGCTGCCGCCACAACAAGCGTCAATGGCTACCTTACAAGCACAGACTGGACTACCTTTAATAACAAGACTTCCAATACTGGTACGGTTACAAGCGTAGGCGGTACAGGCACAGTCAATGGCTTGACTTTAACAGGCACAGTAACAACTAGCGGAAACCTTACTTTAGGTGGTACTTTAGACTTGTCTAGCCCACCTGCTATTGGCGGTACAGCAGCCGCAGCTATTACTGGCACAACCATTACAGCTACTAAGTTTGTAGGGGTGTCAGGCGGGACATTTTAGTGTTTCAAACCGCTTTTCAAGCTAATGCGTTTCAAAACAATGCTTTTCAGATTGTTATTACTCCTACCAATGTTAAGAATGGTGGGGATGATGCGCCTTGGACAAAAGAAGAATTAAAACGACTTAAAGGTATTCAAAAGAAACTGCGCCTGGCAGAAGCTAAACGCATTGCAGCATTAAAAGCTGACCAAGAAGCAAGAAAACAAACTATTACAGATTTAGTTAACCCTAAACCTGTTGCAAAGACACAACAAAGTAATATACAATCCAATCAAGAAGTTAGCGTTGATATACCGTCAAACCTAGCAAACATTGACCGATACATCGCTAATCTTGAGCAACAACAACAAGACCTGCAAAACGCTGTATTAATAAGAAGTGCAAAACTTAGGCTAGAACAAGAGTTAGCAATCTTAGAAGCCAAGCGTCAAGCAGAATTAGACGATGAAGAGGCCCTATTAGCTATAATCCTGTAAACCCACACGCTAAGTACAAAGAATCTTACGAACACCTACACGCTGGTCGCTATGACGCTGGCTTTAGGTTATTTGAATATCGTTGGCACTCTGAAGTCCTTGCTAATCAAGTTACTCCTTATACGCAAAAACCCCAAGGCCCTACTGTATGGCGTGGGGAAAGCCTTTTAGACAAGACTATTGTCATTCAGATGGAACAAGGCTTTGGCGATATTTTTATGTTTGCCAGGTTTCTTCCATTTTTAAAGGTTATGGGCGCTAAAAAGGTCGTATTGCTAACGCATGGCTCATTATTAAGAGTTTTAGGGCAATTTGAATGTATTGATGTACTAACGAATCAGCCTGAATGTCCTGATGTGGTCGAATGTGATTACTGGATAGGCAATATGAGTCTTCCTTACTATATTTCATGCGCTACACCCTATGCTAAGTCATTATTCCCTTTAAATGCTAAGAAAATAGTAGGCTCTGAAGGTTATATGTATGCAAAACCCTCAAATATTGAGCCAAAAATAGGGGTAAATTGGGGCGCAAGTCGCAACATTTTATTTCATATTAAGTCTATTCCTGACCATCAAATGTATAGCTTAGTAGGCGATAACTGCTATTCGCTATCACCGGAACACAATGGCTTTTTTCACCCACTTCCTGATGATGGTTGGAAAACAGATTGGGCAGTCACAGCAAGCCACATGAAGGCTATGAAGGGCATTGTGACAGTCGATACAGGCACAGCCCACCTTGCGGGTGCATTGGGCATTAAAACGATTGTATTACTGCCTAAAGATGAATATATATGCTGGAGATGGAAAAATACCAAATGGTATGACTCTGTTATTGCATTGCGTCAAGAAGAATATAACCAAGTACCCGATTTAATAAGGAGAATGTAATGGCTTTAGTAAAAGTCCAAGTAACCTGCGCCCATTGTAAAGTAGACCACGAAGAATATGACCCTAAACAGTACGATGATAGGGAAAAATACCTTGCTTATTGGAATCTGCCTTTTGAAGGCGAAGAAGCCGACAAAGCCTGGAAACAAAAGTTAGAAATGACCCCAAAAGAAGCCCCTACGGTGATTTCTGACATTGAAGGGCATATTTCCATGGCTGATGGTAGCTGGATTGATAGCCGGTCAAAGCATAGAGAAAACTTAAAACGCAACCATTGTATTGAAATTGGTAACGATGTACCTATGCAACAAAAACCACCAGAACTCAGCAAAAAGTCTATGGAAGCACGAAAACGCCAAATTGCTGAATTGGCTTACGAAAAACTTAAATACTAGGAAAAATCATGGCAGACTTAGACCGCAGAGAAGCATTGGAAGCAGCATTAAACGCAGCAGAGGAGGGTACTCTTGAAACACCAATCGAGAAAGAAATTAATACATCTCAAGATGATATTGCCGATGAATCCGCTAAGGTGGAAGATAGAAATGAAGACAACGAAGAATCTACCAAAAATGCTGAAGAACTTGAATTTGCGTCTAAGGATGAAGCACAGGAGGAAGAAGTAAAGATTTCTCGCCCTTCAACTTGGAAAAAAGAATATGTCAATATTTGGGACAAAATGGAGAAAGGTGAACAAATTGACAAAGAAGATTTTGTTAAGTTTGCCGAATATGCTAACCAGCGTGAGTCTGAATACAAGAAAGGCGTAAGCACTTATAAAGCTGAAGCTGATAGGGCTAAATCCTATGAAAACGCTATTGCGCCTTATGCCCAAGACTTACAACGCAGAGGTATTCAACCTACTCAATACATTGAAAACCTAGTCCGTGCAGAGCAAATTCTGACTAATGCGCCTTACCAACAAAAAGTCCAAGTATTTCAGAAACTTGCAGCAGATTATGGTATACAATTAAACGGAAATGGACAAGTAACACAACTTGACCCATATACGCAACAACTGATGAATCAATTAAATATGGTAAATCAGGAAGTTTCAAGCATTAAAGGTCGATTTGCCCAAGAGGAAAATCAACGCTTAATGGGTGAAATTGAAAGAGTAAGAAGTAATGTGGAGAAGTTTCCGCATTTTGATGTGGTAAGGGAAGAAATGGCTCAACTACTTGAGCTAGGAAAAGCCCAAGACCTAGAAACGGCCTACAAGAAAGCCGTGCGTATGAATGATGATGTTTGGGAAATCGAACAGGATAGACTCCTAAAAGATGCCAAACAGTCCTCAATCAAAGCACAGCAAGTAGCGAAGGCTAAGGCTGCTGCGGTTAGTCCAAAGTCCACTACTCCTAGTGGAAAAGTGAGTAATCCAGAAGATAAAAAGGATAGACGGTCTTTAATTGCTGACCAATTAGGTGAAGCAATGAGCCGCAGGGTTTAACTAGCCAATTTTGGCACATTTTTTTAAGGATATATATCATGGCATTTGCTAACTCAGCAATCACCGATATTATCGCTACCACGATTCAAAGTCGTAGCGGTGAATTGGCAGATAACTTAACACAAAACAACGCTATTCTTCAGCGCTTGAATCAGAAGGGCAATGTACGCCCATTCTCAGGCGGTAATGTAATCTTGGAAGAGATTATGTATGATGACACCACAACCAACAATGCTAATAGCTATAGTGGCTATGAAGTATTAAACATTGCTCCAGATAGCCCTATTTCTGCTGCTCAGTACAAAATTGCTCAGTACGCTGATGCAGTTACAATGTCTGGCTTAGAAATGTTGCAAAACTCAAGCAAAGAAGCAATCATCGACTTGTTAGATGGTCGTATGCAAGTTTCTGAAGCTCGCTTGCTTAACCGTATTTCCGGTGACTTATACGGTGACGGTACAGGTAATGGCGGTAAAAACTTAGATGGTTTGGGCGCTGCTGTTGCTGCTGTACCAACCACAGGTACATACGGTGGTATTAATCGTGCTACTTGGACTTTCTGGCAGAATCAAATCACTTCAGGTGCTACTTCTTCAACAACTATCCTTGCTGCTATGACTACTGCTGCTATCAAGCAGATTCGTGGTACTGACAAGGCTGACTTGATTGTTGCTGGTAACACTCTGTATTCCTACTATGTAGGCGCATTGCAAGCTATTCAGCGTATTGCTGCTGAAGAGTCTGGCGCTGCTGGTTTTGCTTCATTGAAATTCTACGGTGGTGGTACTTCTGCTGATGTGGTATTAGGTGGTGGTTATGGCTCACAAGAAACAGCTACATATATGTATTTCTTGAATACCAACTACCTCTTCCTACGCCCACACAAAGAGCGTAACTTTGTACCTATCGGTGGTGAGCGTCAATCTATTAACCAAGATGCGATTGTAAAATTGTATGGTTGGGCTGGTAACTTGACTACTTCTAACTCATTCCTACAAGGTCTGTTGACAGGTAGTTAATCTATAGGGGGAAACCCCTATTTAACTTACCCTCTTAATTAATAAAGGAAATATCATGGCATATACCATTACCCCCCTCTCAGGGATTGATTTAAACGATACACAAACTGTTGCAGAACAAACAGCAAACGCTGGTTTGGTAACATTTGGCCCACTCGGTGCAGAAGTTTTTGCTTCCGATGGTAAGCGTTATGTATGGGCTAAAGCTGGCTCAACTATCGCTGCTTCAACAGCAACTTGCTCTATCAACACTACCACTTTCGTAGCAACTGGTGGCGCTGGCTTATACGCTGGCCCAGCAGTCGCTATGGCTTCAGGTGACTATGGTTGGTTTGGCGCTGCTTCTGTTTAATAGGTTAACCCTTTTAAATTGAATATGTAGTACAACTGGGATTCCCTCAAAAGGGGAGTCCCTTTTATTTTTTTATAAACCCCCAAACTACTTTGGAGAATTAAAAATGGCAATAGAAAGCGATGTTTCAGGTGCAGATGCAAGACTAGCGGTTCAATTCTATAAAAAGTCCCTCAAGCAAGATTTGGCTTCTGACGAAGCTGGCAGACCGATTTTTAAAGAATTCGACTTCGTGCGTATTATGATTCCTGGCGATAATTTGACAGAAATCGACACTTATGCCCAAGAGTCCCATAAACAGCGTTTCCCTCGCCAATGGGCGCATTATCAAAATCAAGTATCAAATCATCAAGACATTATTGGCACACCACTTGAGCAATGGCCACAAATTACTCGTAGCCAAGCTGAAGAATTGCGTGGGCTTAAATTCCATACAGTAGAAGCTATTGCTGACTGCTCTGACCAGCAATTACAGCGTATTGGCATGGTAGCTGGCATGAGTCCTCATAATTTCCGCTTAAAAGCTAAGGCTTTCTTGAATTTAGCTACTGATTCTGCTGAAGTTGCACATAGAGAAGCAGAATTGCAAGCACTTCGTGAAGAAAATGCTAAAATAACCGCAGAAACAGATGCGAAGCTATCCAAAATGCAGGAACAAATGGAAGCGCTACTTGCGGCTGTTGCGGAAAAGAAACCACGCAAACCGAAAGTAGTAGAGGCTTAATATGTCCCAAACGATGCTTCAAATGGTGCAACAGACCGCAGCCGAGTTAAACTTGGCTGTACCTTCTTTTGTTGTCGGCAACACTTCTCAGGATGTACAACAGATTTTAGCCCTGATGAATGGTGCTGGTTATGACTTGCTAAAAGAATATGATTGGCAAGCACTCCAGGTGCAGTATCGTTTTTATACGCAATCTTTTACCGCCAATGCCACAACTGTTAATGGGTCTGCTACATTAACTTTTGAGGCTGGCACAGATTTAAGCAATGTTACAAGCCAATGGCAATTATCAGGCTATAACATTCCTCAAGATACTTATGTTGTAAGTGCTAATAACACGACTAAAGTTGTTGTAATGAGTCAATTTGCTACAGGCAATGGCGTACAGTCAGTAGTATGCGCTCAGACTGCTTATGACCTTCCTGATGACTTTGAAACGATTACAAACCGCACTATGTGGGATAAATCGAAACATTGGGAAATGTTGGGCGCTGAAGATGCACAACAATGGCAATGGCTAAAGTCTGGTTATATCTCTACAGGCCCACGAGTACGCTGGCGTATCTTAGATAATCAATTCTGTATATGGCCTATTATGAATACCCAAGAATACTTGGGATGGGAATATAGGTCAAAAGGTTGGGCAAGAGCCGCAGATAATACAGTAAAAAATAGCTTTACTGCTGACTCAGATACTACAGTTTTAGATGACCGTATTATGGTTTTGTTGACCAAAATGAAGTATTGGGGCATTAAAGGCTTTGATACAACAGTCGTTTCTCAAGATTATCAACGCTATTTATCAGTTGCTAAAGCTAACGATAAAGGTGCGCCTAACTTATCTTTTGCGCCACAACCAAGTAGAGTGCTTATTGGTTACGCTAATATCCCCGATACTGGCTATGGCTCATAATGCTATTACAGCGACCTAAACAAAACTCTGCTACTACTGCTTCTATTCCTGCACCTATTGGTGGTTGGAATGGTAGGGATTCTCTTGCTGAGATGCCTCCTACAGATGCAGTACAAATGGTTAACTTTTACCCTACGCCTAGCGATGTGACATTGCGTAAAGGTTATACCCAAGTATCTATTGTTACTACTTCTACTGGCGCTAAAACAATTTCAAGCATTACACACTCAGGTGTGACAGCAACGGTTACAACTGCTACAGCACATGGTTTAATAGATAACGAATATATTTCTGTTTCTGGCGCTACTCCAAGCGACTACAACGGAGTATTTATGATTAAAGTAACAGGTGCATCAACCTTTACTTACACAATGCTTTCTGTACCAGCTACTAATGCTACTGTAGTGGGTGCTTATACTATTAAAATAAATACCCCAATCCATACACTAATGGATTACCCTACTAATAGCGGTTATAAGCTATTTGGGGCGTGTGGAAACACTATTTATGACTGTAAACCTGCTACTGCGGTGTCTTATTTTACAGGTATTACTAGCGATAAACTGCAATTTGTCAACATTACTAATAGCGCAGGGTCATTTTTAGTAGCTTGTAATGGTGTTGACCCTGTAATGGTCTTTAATGGTACTTCTTGGTTTTTTATTGCCACGACAAGTACAGCGCAAACAATTAGCACAATTACCCATGTAGGTAATGTAGCAACATTAACGACTTCTGCGCCACATGGTTTAGTTAGTAACAATTATGTTACTATTTCTGGCGCTACTGAATCAGCTTATAACGGCTCTTATGTCATTACAGTAACAGGCGCAAATACCTTTACTTACACAATGGCAACAACACCTACAGCTAACGCTTCTGTGGTGGGTACTTATACAGTTTTAGGCATTACAGGCGCAGATTCATCAACATTTATCAATGTAAACTTGTTTAAAAATCGCCTATATTTTACGCAAAAAGACACTCTTGCTTGTTGGTTTTTAGATGTAAATTCTATTGCTGGCGCTGCTTCTCCTCTTTATTTCGGTGGAATTGCACGAAATGGTGGTTATTTGCAAGCAATGGGTACTTGGACTTTGGATGCTGGACAAGGAGCAGACGATTATGCAGTATGGATTACCTCAATGGGCGAGGCAATCGTATACAACGGAACAGACCCTACAGACCCTTTAAATTGGGCTTTAAAAGGCGTTTGGCAATTAGGGCAAACTTTTAGTCGTAGGTGCTTCTTTAAATGGGCTGGTGATTTACTTTTACTTACTCAAGATGGTTTAGTACCACTTGCTTCTGCTTTACAATCTAGCCGCCTAGACCCAAGAATTAACTTAACAGACAAGATTTTCTACCCTATTAGTCAAGCTGCTACTAATTACTATGCTAACTTTGGTTGGCAAATTAACTACTTTGCTAGTGAAAATATGCTGATTTTGTCTATTCCTACCGATATAGGTATGGAACAGTATGTAATGCACACCATTACTAAAGCATGGGCAAGATTTACAGGTATTCAAGGCTATTGTTGGGAAGTATCCGGTGATGCTGATATGCACTTTGGTAGTGATGGCTTTGTAGGTACTTTGTACTCTTCTTTATCAGATAATGGCGCAAATATTTCTGCAACTGCACAAACAGCTTATTCTTATTTTGAGTCACCAGGTCAATTAAAACGCTTTGTGATGGTAAGACCTATACTTCAATCTACAGGTGGCGTACCAGCCGTTTTATGCGGTTTAAGCGTAGATTTTGACACTCAATCACAGTTAGGCGCAGTTTCGTTTAACCCTGCTACACAATCTGAAGGTATTTGGGATACATCAACTTGGGATGGCAATGTTTGGGGTGGTGGACTTATTACTACTAAAATATGGCAAGGTGTCACAGGAATAGGTTTTAGTGGCTCTATTAACATTAATGTGGCATCAAGAAACATTGAATTACATTGGGCTAGTACCGACTATATTATGGAAAAAGGTGGAGTGATTTGATTCTTATTAATCAGCAAAGTCTTAAAGACTGGGCTATTAAACATAAGATTCCGACTCCACCTGACGCACATTATGTCGGACAGGTATTAAATGATGAAATTAGGGCAGTAGTGGTATTTTGCGGTTTTTATGGTAAATCTTGCATGATTCATGTGGGGTCAGAAGGTGAGCATTGGGCAACTAAAGACTTTCTTAAAAAGGTCTTTGATTATCCGTTTAACACATTGAAATTAAAGGTTATAATTGGCACAGTTGCAGGGAGTAACAAAAAAGCCCTAAAACTAGACCGACACCTTGGTTTCAAAGATGTTGCTTTTATTCCTGACGCACATGACGATGGGGATTTGGTAATTCTAGAAATGCGCCCAGAATATTGTAAATGGGCATAAGGAGATAGTAATGGGTGCAGGTTCGACATTTTCACAAGGCGCTAACGCTAATACAGCTAATCCGTATGCTGGAACAACAAGCCCTTATTTTGGTGCTGCACAAGCTCAAACTTTAGGCAATCTTGCTGGCGCACAACAAGCCACTCAAGCCAATCGTGTAAATCAGAATACTCCTTATGCAAGTTTAAATTACACGCAAGGCGTAGATGCTAATGGCAATCCTACATGGACAGCTAATCAACAATTAGCGCAACCACTTCAACAATCTTTAAATAATATTTCTCAAAATGTAGCAAATACTACTGCAAATCCATTTAATACAAGTGCTTACCAAAATCAACTTTTGAATGCTTCTAGCCCTCAATTTCAACAGGCTGGGCAAGCTCAACAAGCACAAGGAGTTGGTCAATCCCCAACTTTGCAAACCAGCGTTGGAGGAACAGGTACTCAAGGCTGGGATGCTGCAACTCAAATGATTATGAGTCGTTTGCAACCACAAATAGCTCAACAAAAAGAACAACAAGACGCACAATTAGCTAACCAAGGCATTGTGCCTGGTACACAAGCCTATGACAATGCTATGCGTACATTTAACCAGGGTCAAAATGACTTATTAACTAGCGCACAAATGCAAGGTGCTAACTTACAAAATCAATTATTTAATCAAAATGTAACTGCTGGACAATTTGGTAATACTGCGTTGCAGAATCAAAATTCTATGAATTTAAGCAATACTCAACTTGGAAATCAAGCTGGACAACAAAATTACACTAACCAGTTGGCAGGACTTGGTTTAAATAACCAGTATGCCCAACAAGGTTATGCAAATGCTGTTACAGGTCAACAAGCTAATAATGCTGCATTGCAAAACAATTATTCGCAAAATTTGGCTGCTTACAATAACCCATTACAGCAATTAGGCGCTTTTCAAAGTGGTACTAACCCTAGTTACATTAATGCACCGCAACAAGCTGCGGTTGCAGGCCCTGATTATACAGGTGCTTTAGCTACTCAAACTAACGCTAATATTGCAGCGCAAAATGCTGCATTAGGACAAGCTACTAATCAAACTGCTGGTTTGTATGGTTTAGGCTCTGCTGGTATTTTAGGTTTGGCGGCTAACCCTGGCGCATTATCTAGTATTGGTAATGGTATTTCAGGTGCTTATAACTGGTTAACTAGCTAATATGTTTAAAAGTAAACATTCTGGTTGGACTTGGGAATTAAAGCGTACTCCTTTTGGTGGTGGCGGCGGTGGCTTTATTTCAGCTATTACTGACCCTATTTCTAGCGCTCTTGGTACTGATGGCGGTAACGGTGGCTTACTTGGCGGTCTTGCACAAGTAGATAAAGCAGTCAATCAAATACCTGGCGGTTGGATAACTGTAGCTGGATTAGCTGCTGGTGGCGCTGCGCTTGCTTATGCGCCTGAAGTTATGGCTTTAGCTGCGTCTGAAGGAATAACTCCTGAAGCTGCTGCATTAGCTACTGGAACAGCGCCTATTGATGTTGCTACAGGCGCTACAGTACCTTTAGACACATTAGCTGCTGATGTCGGCACTTCTACAGGAACAGGTCTAACTGGTGGCGCTGGTGGCTCTACAGGTATTCTTAGTGGTGGCACAACTGCTGGTTTAACTGCGCCTACAAGCGCTGCTATTGCTGTAGACCCTGCTATTGTTGCTGGTACTGGCGCTGAATTACCTGCTGCTGGAACTACTGCTACAGGCGCTGCTATGGGTGCAGGAACAAGTGGTGTAGGAAGTTTAAGCCCTGCATTACCTGCTGCTGGCGCTACTGAAACAGGCACAATGTCTGCTGCATTAGCACCAAATACAGTTTTAGGAACAGGTTTAGAAGGTGGTGGCGCTATTGGCGCAAGTTACCAATTAGGTGCTAATGGATTGCCAGCAACTGATATATTAGGCAGCCCAATTCAAGGTAGCTCAGTAGGGTTAAATGGAAGCACAGCAACACCTACAACTTTTTCTTCTTCTGATTTAGCAAAATTATTGCAATCTAGTGCAGCTTCAGGTGCATCTAATGCTTTGCAACAAATAGCAAAATCTAATACCGGAATGGCATTACCAAACTTAGTGCGTGGCAATCAAAACCCATTTACTTATACAGCACAACAACCTATTCAAAACGCACGGCCAATGGATTTAAGTGCGCTGTCTAAATTACTAAAGCAGGGATAATCATGGCAGATATAACAGACCAACAATTTCTATCACAAGACCCTGAAGTCTTGGGTTTACAAAGACAACGCCAGTTAGCTAATTTGCTGACAGGTCAAGCCTTTAATGCGCCACAAGGTCAAATGATTAGTGGGCATTATGTTAAGCCTTCTGCATTGCAACAAGCACTTCCAATGATTAATGCTGCTATTGGTGGTATTACTAATGCTAATTTAGATACTAAACAGACTGAATTAGCTGCTGCATTGCGTGGCAAACAACAAGAAGCAGTAAAGCAATTTGTAAATGCTACCAATCCTCAAGAGCGTTTTGCAGCAGGTACAAGTCAATATGCACCATCAGAATTGCAAAAAACTGCTTATGGAATGGTTGCACCGCAAAAACTTGCAGAAGGTGAAACTATTAGCCAACTCAATATGGGTACTGGTCAATATGAGCCTATGGCACAAGGTGGTCAAAAGAAAACTGAGGCTATTCGTGGATATGAAATGGCTAAGTCACAAGGCTTCCCTGGTAGTTTCTTCGATTATGAGCAACAATTAAAGCGTGCCGGTGCTTCTAATGTAAGCGTAAGCATGGATAAAGGCATTGCTGCACAAGTTGGCCCAATGATGAAAGAAGGTCAATTACAGGCTACTAGCGCTGTTAAAGGTATAGATGCTGCAAATCAAGTTATTAATGCTTTAGATACTAATAAACTGTTTACTGGGCCATTAGCTAATCAAAAATTAAGCATTGCACAATTAAGCACTACATTTGGTGGCGCTTCTGGTGATTTAACTCAAAAAATTAATAATACTCGTGCTGCTATTCAAGGACTTGCTGAGATTACATTGCAAGGCCGTCAAGAAATGCACGGTCAAGGCGCTATTACTGAATCTGAAGGTAAATTAGCTGAAAGAGCTAAATCAGGAAATATAAGTCTAACTCCTGGTGAATTAAAACAACTTGCTAATGCTGCTAAAAGGGCTGGTGAGTTTACTTATAATAATTACCAAACTAAGTTACAAATCATGGCTAAAGACCCTGCTACTGCTCAAATGGCCCCATATTTTGCAGTTAATCAAATGCCTACTAGACAAGCTCCGCAACAAGCGCAACAAATACAGCCTAATGCTAATCAACAACTTAATATTCCATCAACTAATGGTTGGTCTGTAATAGGCGTTAAATAATGGCTCAATACACAGTACAAGCTCCTGATGGTAAAGAAATTACATTAGAAGGCCCTGCTGGTGCTTCGCAAGAAGATGTTATTGCACAAGCACAAAAGCTATATCAACCTAAAGCTAGTGTAGAAGTTTCTGCTGCTCCTGCTGCACAATTTGGTGAAACTGGCGGTGGTGCTGCTACTGGTAAACCCTTATTAGTAAATCGCACTAATGTACAAGCAGAGCCTAGACCACTAGAGTCTGCAATGGCTGGTCTTACTAAATCAATGATAGATGTACCTGTTGCTGCTTCTCAATTAGCTACAGGTGGTAATTTAGGTACAAGTCAATTAGCCCAAAGACTAGGTCAACAAGCCGGTGCTTATCAAGAAGCTAATCCTGTATCTTATGGCGCTGGTCGAATAGCTGGAATGGTTGCACCTGCAATGGCTGGTGGTAGTGCTATAGGCGCTATTCCTTCTTTTGCCAAAGCTGCACCATTAATGCAAAATGCTGCTTTAGGCGGTATTTCTGGAATGTTAACGCCTGAAGAAACAGGTAAAACAGGTCAAGAGTTATATAAAGAACAAGTAAAACAAGGTGGTATTAGTGCTACTATTGGCGCAGCAATAACTCCATTTCAAAAATTAGCGGGAATATTGCGTGGGCCAGAGCAACCAGCACAAATGGCTGGCGCTGTCCAAAAAGCTAGAGATGTAGGTTATGTAATTCCTCCTACACAAGCAAGAGGTGATATTGCTAATCGTTTAATGGAAGGCGTAGCAGGAAAGATTACTACTGCCCAAAACGCTAGTGCAAGAAACCAAGAAGTTACTCATAAGTTAGTAGCAAAGTCTTTAGGACTTCCAGAAGATGAAGTTATCCTTCCTGAAGTATTAAAAGGGCTTCGTCAAACTGCTGGTGAGGCTTATGCTAAATTGGAAAACATTGGCACAATTATCCCAGGTAAAGAATACACAGAAGGACTCAATAAGATTGCCGGTAAAGCATTAAAAGCACAAGAAGGCTTCCCTAATGCTCCTGCTAGTCCTGTTGTTGCATTAATAGATTCTTTAAAATCCCCTTCTTTTGATTCTTCTGCTGTTATTGCTAAGATTAGTGATTTAAGAAATACTGCTAATAAGGCTTATGCTTCAGGAGATACAGACCTAGGAAAAGCTAGTAAAGATGCTGCCGCTTTACTTGAAAATACTATTGAAAAGCATTTAAAAGATACTAATGCTACTGCTTTGCTTAAAGAATTCCGTGATGCAAGACAGTTAATTGCTAAGTCATATTCTGTAGAAAAAGCTTTAAATCCAGCTTCAGGCACAGTAGATTCAAGACAATTAGCCGCCCAATTAAAGCGTGGTAAACCATTATCAGAGGAATTAAAGACTGTAGCGGAGTTTGCTAGTCAGTTTCCAAAGGCTTCCCAAGTTACAGAGAAAATGGGTAGCTTGCCACAAATTAGCCCTATAGATTATGGTTTAGGTGGATTGGCAGCGTTATTAACTAACCCTATGGCTATTGCTGGCGTTGCTGCTAGACCAGCTTTAAGGGCTGCTGCATTATCTAACCCTGTGCAAAATAGCTTAATTCAAGGTGCTAAAATGACACCTGACCAAGCAAATTTAGCTAAATTATTAAGTATTAGAAGCCTGCAAACTGGCTACAAAGGAGCAACAAATGAGTAGAAACGGTAGCGGTACATATAACCTACCTGCGGGTAATCCAGTAGTTACAGGAACAACTATTACAAGTAGCTGGGCTAATACTACTATGCAAAATATAGCTGATGGATTAACTCAATCTGTAGCTTCTGATGGTCAAACTCCAATGTCAGGTGCATTGAATATGGCAACAAACAACATTAATAATGTTGGTACACTAACAGCCTTAACAGGCATCTTTGGCGGGACATACTGATAAAATAAGGTTATGCAAGCATACTTAATTACCAATAAAATCAACAACAAAGGCTTTACTTTTAAAAGGATTTAATCATGGCCGCAACTTCGTTCACGCCTATCAGCCTGTACTATAGCTCAACAGCATCTAATGTCCCTACGGCAGGTAACTTAGTTGCTGGCGAATTAGCAATCAACACCGCAGATGGGGTCTTGTACTACAAGGATTCTAGCGGTGTTGTGCAAAGTATTGCTTCCAAAGCTGGTAACTCAGGTTCATTTACCAACTTAGCTTATACAGGAACATTTACAGGCGGTACAGGAATAGTTAATTTAGGTTCAGGACAGTTTTATAAAGATGCTAGTGGTAATGTAGGTATTGGTACTGCTAGTCCTAATGTAAAGCTAGATGTAATAGGAGATATATCTGCTGGTGATGGAGGAAACACTAAAGGAATTAGATTAGGGAGCAATGGTTTTCAAGCTGCTCTTTTATATAACGGCAATGGAAATTTAGATATTTCTCCTAGGTCTGGATTTGCAACGGTTTTTAAAGCATCTGAAGCTGGTTCAGAGTATATGCGTATTGACTCTAGTGGTAATGTGTTGGTTGGTACTACAAGTAGAACATCAAACGAAAAAATGACAGTAGTTTCAACTGGTAATGCAGAATCTCTTGCTTTGACAAGCAATGGCACTTATGCAACACTATTAATAAGCAGTAATCTTGCAAGCGGAAGTAGAAATTTAACCCAGTTTAGAGTTCTTTCAACCGATGTAGGCAGTATTTCAAGCAATGGAACAATTACCATATATGGCACTACTTCAGACTATCGTTTAAAAACTGAAATAGCCCCTGTAATTGATGCTGGTGAAAGACTTGATGCGTTAGAGCCTATTGAATACGATTTTAAGGCTGGAGGTCGTACTCGTGGCTTCCTAGCCCATCAATTTGCAGAAGTTTATCCAAACAGCGTAAGCGGTAAAAAAGATGCCGTTGATGAAGACGGAAAACCAGTTTATCAGGGTATGCAAGCCTCAACTTCTGAAGTAATGGCTGATTTAATTGCAGAAATACAATCACTCCGTAAACGCGTAACAACATTAGAAGCACAATTAACAGTTAAATAACCACGAAAGGAAATAACATGGAAAACATAAAGAAAAACCAAGTTACTATTGACGATGTAGAGTACGCATTTGAGGACATGACGCCAGAGCAACAAGCTATGGTTAATCACCTTATTGATTTAGACCGCAAGATTGGTAGTTCACAGTTCAATTTAGACCAGCTTAATGTTGGCAAACAAGCATTTTTGACTATGTTGCGTGAGTCATTAAAAGTAGAGGTGACAGAATGAATTTCACCTTTACATGGATATTAGACAAATTTGGTTTTACACCAAAAGCTGCTTTTGACTTTCCTGTTAAACCAGCCGCCAAAAAAGTTGCCAAAAAAGCCACTAAAGTTGCTGCTAAGAAAACAAAAACAACTAAAAAGTGAGCATAGTCGTGGAAATTGACCCTGTAAAATTTGGCGTAACTTGGCAAAAAGTAGAAAATATGGAGTACGAGGTAGCTGAACTACGCAAAGATGTTAAAGCGTTGCTTGAGTTAGCCAATAAGGGTCGTGGCGGTCTTTGGGCTGGCATGATGGTAATTTCCGCAGTTTCCGCTTTTATAGGTTTTATAAGTCATTACATTACAGGCAAATGAAAAGCCGCACTATGTGGTTTTCGTTTTTGCTTGTAGTGTTTGGCGCACTATTTGACAACTTTTCTTATTTGCAATCAGTTATAAACGAAAGATACTATGGCAT